AGGATTTGATTTACTTCTTCTCGCTGAATTTCTTTAGCGGCTTTCTCAAGCCAAAGGGGAATCTCACGCCCATAAGGGGGATTAACCCACACATCTCCCTTCCAGGGATTAACTAGGCCGTCGCAATCCGGCGTCCCGTCGAAGTATAGCGGAGCTTTAGTATTCGATTTACTAGCGGCGGCGTCTAGGGTCGGTTCAAACAGCATAATTGCCTTGAGCCATTCTAAGAAGGCGGGCGGGGTTTCCCATTCCGTCGCCCTAGAGCCGGTGAAAATATCAGGTTGAGTCAAGCTCGACCACCGCCGGATTTAACCGCATCTAGTATTTCTTCAAGCAATTCAATGATCTTTATATTTGCTACCGATTGAAAACGATACCGTGATTTCCTGGCCGTCTTCATCCATAACGGAGTATCTTGTCGAATCATTGAAAATACGTCCTCTTGAGAATACAGTGAGCCATTTCATCAACGGTGTGCGCTCCTACGCGGCGTTCACAAGTTAAGCATCTAGCATAGGGGTCAAAATCCTGTTTTTCAGTCATCACTTTCACTTCACTTTTAGCGGTGGAAGGACTCGGACGCCTGGGATGCACAGAAATAAGATGAACAACGGGTGCGGCGTCTGAATCCCTCCGTCTAGTCCTGGGTGACTCGACTATATGATAATTATGTAAAGATGTGCTTTTTTTGCATAAAATATGCATTTAATAGTAGTAGTAGTAGGTTATACCTATCCTACCTACCTACCTACCTACCTAAAACGAACCTTTTAGGGCCCGGTTGGGCTCGGTTAAGGTATGGATTGGTACCTAGTATTGGGAATCTTGAATTTATTGTGCATTTTAGGCGTTTTCAGGGGATTAATTGAAATTCGCCAGGCAATTGAAGGATCGATGGAAGAATTAGACCATAAATTAGCGGCAACGATTCAAAATTTAGTGCAAGAGGGACTCGGCGGGTTTGAACCTCCTAATCCTATTCAGGCTGCGATTGCTCAAATGCTAGTGAATCGGGTTCCAGGAGGTTCCGCCGGAGCTGCCGAAATAATCCGAAGCGAAACCGGAAAATTCACAGCTCCCGAGTGAACCTTTATTACCCAGGTTTCGCGGATCGTTAAATTATGGTCAAGCGAAAGGCGAAGCGCCGAAGAAAGAAGACTTTCAGTATTCTAAACGGCCTGGAGGCACTCGCCTACGGTCAAATTTTATCCGTCGGCATCACCGGAGGCGGAATTTGGGATTTCGTGACCGGCGAAACGAACCTCGGTATGAATTCAGTTTATGATGCGGGACTTGGCGTTTCTTCAATGACGCTTCAAGGCCAGGGTCAAATATCCCTCGGGGATTTCATGACGCAACCGACTCTAGCGATAGACACCATGACTTCTAACTTCACTTCAAACATAATCCCTATGGCGATTGCCGGTTTCAGCACAAGTGTCGCATTCCGCGTCGGAAGACGGCTTTTACGCAAACCATTGTCTATGATTTCACGCGATCTCGTAAAACCCGTTCTTGGTTCCGGGGTGAGAATGTAAAATGGCTAACGTAAATTGTTATGGCTCCGTAGTTTCTTCTCGACAATCAATTGTACCTCTGCATAATTCGGCCACAACCGAGGCGACTTTGGACCAGATCGACACCGACGGCGATTTTACCGGGGCATCTCAGGTTTTCGGAACCTTCGCTAATCAGCAATACCCAGGCTTCGTGGCGGCCCGAGCCGGGCTTCAGGCAGAGAACGATTTCCTATACGCATACGTTCAATCTGCGGGCAAAATCAAGTTAGCCCTACCCATCGGTGGCGGAGCAGGGACTTCCGGCGGGAATTGCGACCTACCCGCAGCTCTTCCATATCCGAAGGCCATAGCAAGTGGCGACTCAATTCAAGTCTTAGTGAACGCTGCGGGTACTAGAACGGCGGCCGTCTCTGTGGCTTGCTCTAGTGGTGAATACCATTGTTTTGCCGTCACCGTATCGGGCGCGGGAGAACAGGAATTTCTCAGTGTCCTCGATAATCAGAGCCTGGGACTCACACTCCAAGGGAGAACAATTACTCATATTTTTGCCTCGCCCGGAGCGAACGACGCGGAGCTTGAATCCCCGGTGTACGTCCTAGACGGTTCCGGAATCCCGATAGGGAGCATAGGGTTCACGGCGAGCGCGGGTGACTGCGCTCAAACCTTCTCGCCCGTCCGAATACCGGTCGCATTAAATTCAAGAATGGTATTCAGGACGGATGCTTAGTGGCGAAGGCGAGTAAAGCAGCGAAGGCCCGCGTCAAGAGGGCGTCAATGACTGATATGAAGGCAATCCGCAGAGCAGCCAGGGTACTCGCAGATTACGAACTAATCACAAACGCCCGGTATGCCGCCATTCTGCGAGCTATACCCTCTAGGTACCACTAGGAGGGGTTCGGATGGGAACCCGCGTTCAATGGACCGGTGAAGTCCCAGCAGGGGCCGACGCAGCCAAGAATTTCGTGATCGGTTCTGTGCCGGAAGGACAGAAATTATTCGTCTCGGCTATGTCCTATTACGGCGGGGATTCGGGCGAGCGATATGGAATCAATCTCATACCCGCATCTCAAGCCGTGAGTGATGCGACCGTTGATGCCGATTCGGGCGGAATCAATTGGGCTTATCCAATGACGGGCGGATTACAGCTCGTGACCACGCCCGTCACCATGCCTCAGAATAATTCATGGAATAACAACCCGATACCTGGCCCTTGCACGATAGCGATTTCAACCGTCGCCGCTAGTGCTGCGAAGTTAGTGGTGAATATGCTAGGTATTCTTGAGGACTTGTAATGTGTCCCAAAGCTCTCCCCGATAAGGTGATAGTCCATCGGATAGAATTCCAGGAATCAGAACGTGAGATCATACGAGACGTAGCCATGGCCTACCAAATCAACAAGGTGGCCGACCCATTCGTCCGACTCATCAACGATAATACAACCATGCTTCTGATTCTCAGCGCGGCGGCGGCCTGGATAGGGTTTACCTACATTCCACCCGCGCTTGAAGAAGGGATCAACCTACTAGAAGATTTCAAATCGCAACTTGATTCGGCTATTGAATCGGGTGGAATAGTGCGCGAGGCATGGAATGAAGGAGAGCGCCGAGTCACCACCGTCGCCGAAGCAGCCACTAGAGGACCTCTGTGGGGTAGTATCGATCTCCTTGAAGCTCTACTCGGGCGAAACCTACCCGACTTCGGCGGCGGCTACGAGCCCTAAAACGTCCTCGCTACCCCCCTACTTGACGGGTCACTTTACCGATTCTTGCGCCTTCGCCAAAACTTGAGTCTGCCCCCCCATAATTTTTGAGCCCTCACCGCGTCCTGTTCTCTTTTGCGATACTTCGCGTTCCCTTCAACGATCATCCCGGCGAAGTTAATTTGAGCCGGATTTCTTCTTTCAGCCTGGCGTTGAACCCATGCTAAAATTCTTTCATTCTTAGAGCCATGAGCGAGCAGCTCGAGTGAGGATAGGTTGCATTCAGGGTAGGACTCATAGAGCCTTTTTGGGTTGCATTCCATCATTGAAAGATACTTCGTCCAATCGTCCATATCGGGTAGTCCCTGGGGCCAATGTTTGAGGCAAAACCGGCCCCTAGAGGGGGTGCATAAGCCATGACGGAGTTTTCCGCCTACCAATTCAACAGGACACCCGGCGGCGTGTTCAACGGCATGGTATCGAAGTAGGCATTCTCTAACGAACCGTGAAAAGTTTGGTACTGATTTTGCTATGACGGCGGTTTGTTCATCTAAAGAGATTGACCGAATAATACTCGCCACTATTCACACCCCCATTGTCGCGCCATAGCTCGGGCTATACCTGAATAGGTCATTCCCCGCATCTTTGAACGCTGTTCTGAGGGCGCGGCGCGGTGAACCCTGGGGTATCGCCCATCCACGAACGGCCCGCGCTCTAACGGGTCTAAATTCTTGAGCCAAAGGCAGGTTGATTTTACTTCACCGTGTCCGAATTCCCAGGGTTGAATAATTTGGTCGGGAGTGCGTATTCTCGTTGAAATAATTCCAATTGGGTTTTCAATTGCGATCTTCTTGATAGGGGCATTCATGAGATATTCAACGAACCCCAAAGCGTCTGCCTGGCAATTAGGGTTAGCCTCGAGCTTTTGTCGAAACCAACGAGCCCCACTTGAAGCAAGGTCGGTGCATGGAGGGTGCGCAATCATCAAGTCAAAGTCTGAATCCATTTTGAGTAAATCTTTCACATCTCCTTGAAAATGCGGCCCCGGCGATTCGGTCGGTATCAGATCGCACGAAATCGCTTCGTGTCCTTCTTCAATGAAGGCATCGCGTACAATGCCGGACCATTCGCAAGCGATTAAAACTCTCATCCTTCAAACCCCCTGGCGAACGCGGGTACTTCAAGCGTAGCGATACCACATTCGGGTAGGTTGTGCTTTCGGAACTTTACAAGCATTGAAGGAAATGGGGCGTTCGCTCCATCCTTTGAAGATGGGTGAATATGATTAAACCGGCCCTTGATGAGATAGACTAGGTAGGCATGAGGCATAATGATTTCATGAAACCATTTTGTGTCTGTCCTGGCGGGTATGAGAACTAGGATTTGATTTACTTCTTCTCGCTGAATTTCTTTAGCGGCTTTCTCAAGCCAAAGGGGAATCTCACGCCCATAAGGGGGATTAACCCACACATCTCCCTTCCAGGGATTAACTAGGCCGTCGCAATCCGGCGTCCCGTCGAAG